TAAAGAATTTTGTACAGTTATGTTTTGACATGGTACAGAATGGAATGAGTATTCAGATATCACAGGATTACTCATCAATGGTAAACTTTGCACGTTGTAAGGTACTAGGTGCAAATGTTCTACGTGGGCCAAAGCAGATTCCCTGGGATGGCAAACTAAAATATGATTATCAACTATGGATTGATAGTGATATAGTCTTTGACACTAACAAGTTCTGGCAGTTGTGTGACATGGCACTTCCTGCAGATGCTGTTAACGAAGATGGCAGCACAGACCCAGAGAAGGAAAAGCAAATAGCAGCAGGTTGGTATGCTACAGAAGATGGTAGTACTACTTCAGTTGCTCATTGGTTAGAGGAAGATGATTTCCGTAAGAACGGTGGTGTTATGAATCACGAAACCGTCGAAACCATCTCGAAAAGAAGAAAACCTTTTACAGTTGACTATACTGGATTTGGTTGGGTGCTTATTAAGAACGGAGTTTTTGAGAAGTTAGAGTATCCTTGGTTTGCTCCAAAGATGCAAGTCTTTGAAAGTGGCGACGTTCAGGATATGTGCGGTGAAGACGTATCATTCTGTTTAGATGCACAAGATGCAGACTATGAGATATGGTGCGATCCTCGTATTCGTGTAGGGCACGAAAAAACTCGTGTTATTTAAGATTAACAAACAATTGAAAACAGAGGAGTTATGGGATCTCTCCGCAGAGATCCTCACCGAACTTTCTCGAAGAGATGGAGTCTCTTACCGCATACAAGCAACAGACGACTCCATTAGGAAAAAATTAGAAAACTTATTATGATCACTTTATTATCAATAATTCTCATTATTTTAATACTATTAGTAATGCTACGCTACTATAACCCTCACAATTAATCATTATGCCAGTTAAAGTTAAATCAGGAACATGGGGTTCTTCTTCATTTGTAGAGGCAATTCCTAAAAAGACTCGTCAGGGCACGGGTAAACACACCAAATATTCAGCAACGTCTCGTAATGGGGCAAAAAAGAAGTATAGAGGACAAGGAAGATGAATTTATTTCACAGTTTCGCAGCAGCGAGTCTCGATTTGAACGAAGCATGGAACATGTCATGGGGAGAAGGAATACAATTCCTTATCGTATTGATTATTCTCTATTGGATTAAGGTTCAGATAGACACAAGGGCGGGTCTCGGCAAGAAAAAACGTCGAGAATTGAAGAATATTATCGTGGAAGCAATAAATGAGACAAAAGGTGTCTAAATAAACACAAGTGATAGTCAATATGTACTAGGATATTTGGAATAAACACCAGATATCCTTTTTTGTTACTTAAATTCCACCTTACGGAGGTCAAAATGGCGGTTGAACCAATCCAAATGCTTCGTGAAATCTCTCACGACGTAAAAACACCTAAAAAAAGTGATACAATGGAGAGTTCGAACGATTTTTTCGAACGTTTAGCATGTGAAGATGACCTAAATTGCAACGAAGTTGAGTCTTATGAGGTCATTACAGAATATAGGTAAAAATTCGTAATAAATAACTAATAATTGGTTTTTTTTCATGCCTTTAGAGAGGGTAAAACAGGGTTTTAAGGATCTTTCCATGTCATTTAAGAGTAATCCTCTTAATGATGACTTGATTGGTCTGAAAAATGAGTCTGCGATTGCTCGTTCTATAAAAAATCTTGTGTTTATGAGAAAAGGAGAGAAATTTTTTGATCCAGACTTTGGGTCAGAAATTTCTGCGTCATTATTTGAGATTATTGATGATGTAACTGCTCTTACAATACGTGATGACATAGATTATATGATAAAAACGTATGAACCGAGGGTTAATTTGTTAAATGTTGAAATAATTCCGAATTATGACAACAATCAAATGGAAGCCTTAATAGTATATTCAATAAAAGGTTCAGATACTCCTCCTCAACAATTAGAATTTGTGTTGTTACCGTCTAGATAAATGCCACTTTTAAATTTCACTGGTCTGGATTTTGAACAGATCAAAACTACTCTTAAAGACTACTTAAAATCTAATTCAGACTTTACGGATTATGATTTTGAGGGTTCTAACCTGTCAACAATATTAAACGTATTAGCATATAACACATATATCACCTCATACAATGCCAATATGGTATCAAATGAGGTTTTTATCGATAGTGCAACATTAAGAGAGAATGTTGTTGCATTAGCAAGGAATATTGGATATTTACCACGGTCAAAAAAGGCAGCAAAAGCAACAATTAACTTTTTTTGCGATATTTCATCAGTTTCACCTGCACCACCTACTGTAGTTCTTAAAAAAGGTGCTGTTGTTGGTACAAGTAAGCAATTTAATGGACAATCCTTCGTTTTTGGTATTACTGAAGATAAATCTGTTAGTGTTGTTGATGGAATTGCTCAATTTGACGAAGTAGAGGTCTATGAAGGTACTATGATTGAGCAATCTTTCGTATATTCCTCCAGAAACAAGTTTCAGAAGTTTATTTTGTCAAATGATGGGATAGATTTGGAAACTCTTAAGGTTTCTGTCAAACCAAGTCCTCAATCTTCAGTTTCTTTGACATATGCTCGTCAAGATGACCTTTTTGACACAAATTCTGGTACAACAATCACTGGAGACTCTCCAATTTACTTTATTCAGGAAGTTGAAGACGAACAATATGAAATAATCTTCGGAGATGGCATTTTTGGTAAAGCATTACAAGATGGTAACGAAATTAATGTATCTTATATCAAAACTAAAGGTGAAAGTGGTAATGGAATAGCAAATTTCTCCTTTAGTGGTAAATTAGTCTATACTCGCAACAATTCTACTGTAAATGTGACTAGTGGGATCTCTCTAGTGACTGCAAATGAGTCATCATCGGGTGGCCAAGCAATTGAAAGCACAGAATCCGTTAAAAAGTATGCTCCACAGGTATATGCGACTCAAAATAGAGCATTAACTGCAAATGATTACGAAATTTTGATTCCAAACAAGATTTATCCCGAAACAGAGTCAATTTCTGTCTATGGTGGTGAAGATTTGATTCCTCCACAGTATGGAAAGGTCTTTATTAGCATAAAACCAAGAACTGGTGACTTTATTTCTAATGCTATTAAGGAAAACATCAAAAGAGACCTTAAAAAGTATTCTGTAGCAGGAATTGTTCCTCAAATTCTTGATTTGAAGTATTTGTTTATTGAAACCGTCAGTAATGTCTATTATAACGTAAATTTAGCAAGAAATGTTGCAGCAGTCTCTAGTTTAGTAAAATCCAACATTGATAAGTATGCTGATTCTGCAGAATTGAACAAATATGGTGCAAGATTCAAATATAGTAAATTTTTGAAGATTATTGATCAAAGTCACGAATCAATTTCTTCAAATATCACTACTATTCAAATAAGACGTGATTTAAGGATTGCTGAAGACCAATTTGCTGAATATGCGATTGATTTTGGTAATCAGTTCCATATTTCTTCTATGGAAGGATATAATATCAGATCTAGCGGTTTTAAGGTATTAGATATTGTTGATACCGTATACTTATTTGATATTCCCGATTCGGATAAGAAAAAAGGAAAAATTTCACTATTTTCTTTACCAGGAGCAGGAAATGCTGGTCCTGCTAATGTTGTAAGACGTAATATAGGTGTTATTGACTATGTTAAAGGACGCATCACTTTAAACCCAATAAATATAGTATCAGGTAAATCTAAAGACAACGTTGAGATTTTAGAAATTTCTGCTATACCCGAATCTAATGATGTTATTGGTTTACAAGACCTTTATTTGCAGTTAGATAAAAGTCATGTTGATATGGTTGTTGATGAAATTACTTCAGGTGCAGATCCATCAGGTTCAACTTATACCGTTACCCCAAGTTATAGTCAAGGAAGCATTGTAAGATAACAAATGACCCTAAAAAAAGTCCAGCTTAATAAAATTGTAAAAAATCAACTTCCCGAATACGTTCGGGAAGATTTTCCACTTGTTGGTGAATTTTTAAGTGCTTATTATAAGGGTCAAGAATACCAAGGTGGCCCAATTGACTTGGTTAATAATATTGATTCTTACATTAAATTAAGTGAAAATGGTAATATTATTAAATCTACAACCTTAATTGATAGAGTTGAGGAGACTGCTACTGATATTCTTGTTGAAAATACAGATGGATTTCCAGAAAATAACGGATTAATTAAAATTGGTGACGAAATTATATCATATGACAGTAAAACTGATGTAAAATTTGTTGATTGTACAAGAGGATTCAGTGGAATTACCTCTTTTACAAATCCTGCCGAACCAGAAGACTTAATTTTCTCAACTTCTACTGCTGTTCCACACGATGAAGATGTTATAGTAGAAAATTTAAGTGTTTTATTTCTAGAAGAATTTTTAAGAAAGACAAAAAATCAATTATTATACGGAATTCAGAAGGATTTAGATGAAAATTTAAACCAATCTACATTTATTAGGCATTCTAAAGACTTTTATTCTACAAGAGGTACTGATGAATCCTTTAAAATCCTCTTTGGAGCACTTTTTAACGAAAAAGCGGAAGT